TATTCATACCATGAGATTGTTTACAAAAAGCGTGGTGGCGATACTAACGATGCTAAGACCCGCTCTAAGTTTAATGATGGAAAAATCGGTTGGCGCAAGATGCCTATTCGCGCTCAAGAAACTTTGTTCCAATGGAGTTTTGATGAGGACGGCGGTATTCAAGGTTTCTCTCAGATGGACCCATCAAACGGTGGATTCCATCAGATTCCAATTGAGAAGGCTTTGCTATTCCGTACATCTTCACAAAAGAATAACCCTGAAGGTCGCTCAATTCTTCGTAACGCATACCGTCCTTGGTACTTCAAGCGTCGTATTGAAGAAATTGAAGCCATTGGTATTGAGCGCGACTTAGCAGGTTTGCCAGTTGCATTTGTACCACCTGAGTATTTATCTTCTGCGGCTACCGCTGAACAGCAAGCGGTTCTTGCATCCATTCAACAGATTGTCACCTCTATCAAGCGTAATGAGCAAGAGGGCATTGTTATGCCATCTATCTACGATGATGCAGGGCATAAGTTATTCGACCTTCAGTTAATGTCATCAGGCGGTTCACGCCAGTTCGACACAGACAAGATTATTCAGCGCTATGACCAGCGTATGTCTATGTCAATTCTTTCTGACTTTATTCTTTTAGGTTCAGACCGAGTTGGCTCATATGCACTTGGTACATCAAAGATGGATTTATGGTCAATGGCGGTTGATTCAATTGCTAAAAACATTGCCGAGGTAATGAATCAGTACGCAATTCCTCGCCTATTAAAGTTAAACGGCATGGATACATCTCGCGCTCCTTATCTAACTTATGGTGAAGTAAGCCATGTTGATTTGACCGAGATTTCAGACTTCGTAAGCAAGTTGGCTGGAGCAGGTGTCTTGATGCCTGACCCTAACTTGGAAGATTACCTACGCGAGTTGGCTGGACTTCCACCTGCTGAACACGATGGTGCTAATTACGGTATGCCTCCAATGCCTGAAGGCGATGTTGCGCCTCAAGGTACAGAAGAGCCTCTTGAGCCTGGCGAATTAGGATTAGATATTCCCGAAGGAACGGAACCGTTTGTCGGCGATGAGGAGTAAGCAATGCCATTCAAATTTCGAAAGGCAGATGCTCCTCGTCGGAATCCGCTAACAGCCGAAGAGCAAGCATTAGCGAGAGTTCTTTATGATGCAATCCGTAAAGCAACAGACAAGATTAAGGTTGAAGAGTTGGCTCGTATCATCGAGCGCCTCGACCCTGATTCTCTCAACCGTTTGCTCAATGCCATTTCAGTTGGTGGCAATCGCCGTAATATCGAACAAACTCTTTTAGAGTCAATTGATATGGGTGGTACTGAAGCCATCCAACAGATTCAATCTATTGCTCCGAAGTTAGCCCTTCCTGCATTTATACCTAAGCCAGTAAAGATTACAAACAAGTCTCCAATGGCGAACATGGATTTTACTCAAGTTCCTAATTGGGCAAGACCTACACCTGCCAAAGTTGATTTCTCAATGTCTTTTAATAAGACAAACCCAAACTCTTTAGCCTTTGCATCTACTCGCGCTGGTGAGTTGATTCAGAGCATTGATGAATTAACTCGTATCGCCATCCGAAAGATTATTACCGATTCATTCAATGAGCAGATAGATGTTCGAGCAACAGCACAGCGAATTAAAAATATTGTTGGACTTCATCCAAAGTGGGCAGATGCAGTTATCAAGTATGAAAAGGCTGAGATTGCCCGTCTTATGCGAGCAGGTCAAAAAGAGGCTACTGCTCGACGCAATGCACAGGCTCGAGCATCACGATATGCAGACCAGTTAAAGAGCAAAAGAGCAACCATGATTGCTCGCACAGAGATTCAGATTGCACAGAACGAAGGTCGTTACGAGGGCTGGAAGCAAGCCAACGAAGCGGGATTTGTAGACCCTCAAGCAATGAAGATGTGGGTGACAGCCCTAGATGAGCGTACTTGCGATATATGCGCTCCTTTGAATGGTGAAATTGTTCCTTGGAATGGTTTATTTTCTATTGGTCTTGAAAAACCAGTTGTTCACCCTAACTGCCGTTGTGCGATGGTCATAGTTCCACCTGAGAGAACATTATGAGTCTGACAATTAAATTTGAGGCTGGGCTTCGACCTGTTGTAAAACATCAAGAACACGACCAATCTAGTCACGGCAATTGGGCAAAAGGTGTTACAACAGAATTAACTAATTGGAACCCAAAAGATAAAGTTCCTGATGCTCCCCGTAATGCAACAGGAACTACTGAAAAGTTTTGGGATAACTGGGAACATGGAGTTGATGGCGACCAATTTGTAGATTTATACCGTCAATATGCAGGGGAGATGCTTGGTTTACCAGTACCCAAAAGTGACAAAGATGTTGGTGGCTCTGAGCATTATTTAACTCAGCGTGGATTCGGCGGTTCTTCTACTGAAACGGTAAGAAAACAAACTGAAGCAGTTCTTAATGCAATTGCCAATGGACGACCACAACCAACTTTGTATCGAGGTATCGCGGCAAGTGATGAGCAGTCGAGAGCGCTTCTTGAAAAGTTCACAAATCTTGAAGAAGGCGACACAATTGATATGCCTATGGTTTCAACAACTCGCTCCCTTGGAGTTGCTCAATGGTATGCAGTTGATAGGTCATACGCTCCTAATGACACAAAAGTAATTCTTAAAATTCAAGAAGGCGCAAAGGGAGTATCAGTCAATCCTGAAAAAAGTTGGTACCCATCAGACTTTGAAACTATTACTAGCGGTAAATTTGAGGTAGTTGGAAAGTCTGAAGTAACTGTCCCTTATTGGTCTAGGAGAGCAACTCACGCTCGAACTTTTGAATCAAGGGACGGACAAACTGGATACAGAATTCAAGACCCGAATGATTTAAGTTGGGACAGCGTAGATAGTTTTGACCCAAAGGGAAAAGCCCGTTATGACATAATCAAAAACGGAGCCAATACTGGAAATTTTGCTAAAATCGAAACTGCCACGCTAAAGTACACAAATGACCGTCAGCCTAGTGGAGTTAAAGATGGTCAAGACATCACAGTTAATTCTTGGGTTAGACAAGAGCCAAAAACATTTACAGTCATTGAGGTCAAAATGATAGAACCTCATGTGGTTAGAAAAGGCGCTGACCTAGGAGTTGTTTTCCATAATTTATTTAATGATGTTCCTTTTGTTCGCGATGAAGAAGAAGTTTTGAAGCATGGCTCCCATGACCAAAAGACCCACGGAAACTGGGCTTCAGGCAATTACGAGAATCTTTCTGACTGGTACAAAGATGAAGTAAAAGTATTTGGTTCTGAGACCGAACGAGAAGTTTATTTCATGGAGAAACTATTTAGCCAACGGTTAAAAGGTTTTACCGAGTTGGCTCATCCTGAATTCACACAGGCAATAAGTTTCTATCAGAGTGCTGGTGGTTATCACATGAATGAGGCTTTAAGAGACCCTCAAATAAGTGATGATGGATATAAAGGAACAATTGATTCGCTTGATAAAGCAATAGAAACCGCACCTGCTCTTTCTGAAGAATTAGTTGCTTACAGAGGAGTTAAGGGAAATGGTTTAGATTTCTTTGACAAACTAAAAGTCGGCGATACATGGCAAGATAAAGGCTATACATCGACAACTATTGATGCTGGGGTTGCTCAGCAATTTGGTGGTTCACAACCATATTACGATGGTTTAGTATTTCGTATGAAATTACCCGCTGGCACGAAGGGAATCTTTCCTGCTGGCTACCATGAGCCTTTGAATGGATGGACTCCTGATACGACTGAGGCGGAATTCTTAATGGGTCGTAACAGTAAATTCAGAGTGGTCGCTCAGCGCGGAAAAGTATGGGATGTGGAGGTCGTCAATGATTGAGAATTTTGTCTACGACTCCCCTAAAGGATTATCACTTGTCATCGAAAAGCATGGAACTCACGACCAAAAGACTCATGGCAATTGGGCTACTGGAGCCAGCATGGGAGAAGGCGTCGCCTCAAGCATCCTAGAGCGCGTTAAAGCCAATGGTGGACTCTCGGTGAACATGGTAGATGGGTCTGAACCTACTAGCGGGTATATGGTCGCTAAAGGCTCACAATACGGTTCAATCGCGAGCGAGGCTGATTTCTATGACCCAGTAAAGGGTCCAAAGATTCTTGCTGATTACATGAAGAAAAATAAGTCCGACCTTGCAACGGGGAAAAACTACCTCGGTTTATGGCATAATAAGGACGACGGACAGGTGTATCTCGACATATCTGAAAACATTCAGGATGTAGATACTGCTAGAACTCTCGGCGCTCAACGCGACCAAATCTCAATTTGGGATGTCGCTAACTTTGCTGAGATAGAAACAGGAGGAACAGGTAATGTCGGAAAAACTCGAGGTAGTACAACTACCCGACATCTCGAAGATGACGGACGAGGAAATCGAACAATACGCCCAGCAACTTTGGGCAAAATTGGAAAAGCCCTCAAAGTAATTCGTTTTGAGGCGGGGTTAATCCCTGTCTTGAAGCACGGTACGCATGACCAAGCAACCCATGGTAATTGGGCGCGTGGAATCTCTGCTGAAGATGAAGCACTCATTGACCAAATGAGTACGATGGGTCCATCTAAAGAAGATATTTTGAACGCATTAGTTGATGCTGAACAGCCTGATACTTCAGATTTAGAAATGATGGTCAATAATGATTCAGGGCTTTATGACCAAGCAACTGAGGGAATTGATGAAAGAGTCGAAGAGGCTTTTCAAGAGGCAAAGTATGAGTACGAGGATGCAGAGGCTAACGCCAAAGCCAATGAAGAATTAAGAAATCGTTTGTACGAAAAAATTCAAGATGAGATGATTCAAGAATTTATCGATGGCGATGATGGAACTCTTGCTCAATTGTGGCAAGAAGAGAATGGCGGGGGTGAATTTAACCCTGAAGATTTACATGGCTTCTTTGATGAGGTTTATGGAATGAGCCATGATGTTACCGATAATGCTGGAAATGTAACGACCACTCTTGATTCATCAACAACTAATATTTATAGAGATGGCGAGCGCTTGGTAATTCAAGGTCAAGTTACTGACTCAGATGGTAATTTTGCTGGAGAGTTTCAGAGAAGTTTCTACAAAGAAACAAATGATGATGGTAATGAAATTTTAGTTGTGGAACATGACTTACTACGCATGGCTGATGAATACCGTGGCTCAGGCTTTGGAGGCAAGTTCCTTGCCCAGCAAGAGGCATATTATGTGTCTAAGGAAATTGATGCAATCAATGTTGGAACAGCATGGGATGGCGCTCGACATTGGGCTAGAGCGGGATTCGACTTTAATCCTCAGTATCTTGATGGCAGTATTAGAGAAATAGCCCGACGGGTCAGTTCGGGAGTTTATGATGTGGCAAAGTTTGGTACTCCTGAACGCGAAGAATTCGATGCTGTTATGAGTAGGGCAGTTAATGACTATGAATCTACTGAGTCAGGTATTCGCTACTCATCAGTAAAAGAAATCAGAGAAGATAATTTCCCAATTCCTAACGATTTCGCGATGATTGGCTATGGTCGCAGAACTCAATCGGGAACAAACGATTTAGGTAAGCCCGAGTACACATGGGCAGGTAAAGACCTTTTAGCCGATTTGAACCTAAAGTATCGCAAGGGTCTAACCCAAGAAGGTCGAACCATCAATCAGGGACCAATTGACCGAGATGGCGATGGATTGGTCTACGACGGAACCGCTCGCGAAAAGCCCGCTCCTACGGTAAACTCATCACCATGAACAGAGAGCAGAGACTTCAAGCCATAGCAAGAATCGATGCTTCCATGCCTTCAGATTATGAGGGCAACCCAAGCGACCAAGAGATTGCTATTTTAGATAAGATTGTTGCAGAGAATCTAACCTCGGTTGAGGAAACTAAATAACAGTTAGAAAGTAATCCGCTATCATTGCAACATGGCGGATATTGCTCCTAAGTTAATCTCACTCAGCGCTGAACAACTTACAGCGCTTCATGACCGTATTCATAAATCTGAAGCCTCTCCAGCGACTATCGAGGTTCACCACACAGTTCTTAATGAGATGGCTCGACGAAAGATGGAGCGCCCTGTCGATGAATGGGACAAGTTCGAGATTCTTGTTGATTCAATCAATGATGTAGACCTGACTTCTCTTGGCTCATCCTTGCCAGCCGAAATGGTTGATGATGTTATTAAGTCCGCTGGAACAAACATTGGCAATGTCCAAACTTTCCTAACTTCAAACGGCTATGAAATGCGTATCGAGCCAGTCGAGTCTGACCCTATGGAAAAGATGATTCGTGAAGAGGATGGCAAGTTCACCGTTTACGATTCAACGGGAACACGAAAGTTCGGAACCTATCCTTCAAAGAAAAAGGCTGAAGAGCGTCTTGCACAAATTGAAAGATTCTCAAAGGCAGACAACACTCCTCCAAAGGCAGTTCGAGATGCGGCGCGTCGTGCGCTTGACTGGATTGCAGATGGCAAGGCTGGAAGCGGATTTACTTCAGTTGGTCGCCGTCGTGCATCACAGTTGGCATCAGGTGAAAACATTTCACTAGACACCTTAAAACGAATGAAGTCTTTCTTCTCTCGTCACGAAGTTGATAAGAACGCAGTTGGTTTTAGCCAAGGCGAAAAAGGTTTTCCATCCGCAGGTCGAGTTGCTTGGGATGCTTGGGGTGGAGATGCGGGATTCGCATGGGCTGAGTCTATGGTTGCTCGCGCTGAAAAAGAAGAAGTTGCAAAACATAACCAAGGTCAGCATGACCAAAAAACTCATGGCTCTTGGGCAGATGATATTGCTCAAGCAATGCTGGATGGTAAGCATCCTCATGTTGAGGCTGAGAATGTTTCGGCATTTCTTATGGGCGCGGCAAAGCGAACAGACCACCCTGACCTTACTGAGTTGAGTGTTGATGGAACACTTTTATTTGGTGATGAGGGAATGGGTATTGCTCGAAAAGATATGCCACAAATTCCTGGAAAAGAACGCGCTCGTTTTCTATCTGAGATTGAAAAATCTGAAGGTGTGACTGCAACCGCCGAAGAAGTAGACCCAACAAAACTCAAGCCTATTCAGAAAGAAATTTCATCTTCTCGTTCAGGTGCTATCTACAACAAATTCCGTGAAGAGGGTGGAATTCCTCAAGATGAAAGAATTTTGATTTCAAGCGACGGTTTTGTTATTGATGGTCACCATACATGGGGCGCATCAGTCGGCTTTGCTTTTGATAATCCTGGGACTAAGTTACCAGTTTACCGTCTATCGGTAACAGCAGAAGAGGCGCTTTCTGTATCCCGTGACTGGGCTACAAAAAATGGTTTTGAAGGTCAGGCTATCGATGCCCCAGCAAAGAAAAGTTTGATATGGCAACCACTTGAAAAGCATGGCACACATGACCAAGCAACACATGGAAGTTGGGCTAACAACTCAGTATCGACTGGTCTTGCTGAAGATGTTGCGCCTAAGTCATCTCGTTCACCTGAAGCAGTTGCACTTGCTACATCTCTTCGTGAACGCGCTCTTGCAGTTGAGCCAACAGTTACAAACTTGGTTAAGAGTCTTGTTGCTCAAAGTGGTGGAGAGTTGATTGGTCTTGAGCAAAGAGTCAAATCAACAGATTCGCTTGCTCGCAAAATTGATGCAGATGCAGAAAAAGAATTTGGTGGCGATAAAGAAAAAGCGAGCGCTTCAGTTTCAGATACGCTTCGATACACCATGGCAGTTGGAGAAGAAAACTACACACAGGGTCTTGAAAGTACAGTCAATGCTCTTGAAGCAACTGGATGGCAACTTC